CGCATTTAACATAATATACATAATACGAAGTTGGCCATGTCTAAATTTGTCAGAGCAAAAGCCCCGTAAGCCATTGAAATTCCTGTCAAACCTAGCCCGTTATACTTTTTTGCGATGTTCTTCCATGCTTGCTGTGCTTTGTAGTTTTTGCTTTTATCTGCCGCTAGGTATACCAAGACTTCCTCTTCGTTAAGTCCTATTTCTTCCGCTAAATAAAGCGCTTCATTTTCAGTTAGATAGCGCTCTCCAGTTCTTATTTTGCATATTTTCTGAGGCGTGATACCTAAATCGTGAGCAATTTGTTTGTCTTGTACGTAGTTTTTCGCCTTTTTGTAGGCATCTAAAATTTTTTCTTGATACATGTTCGACCCTCCTTTTTTCTCATAATAGCTCATCAGTTCCGATTTTTGGCTACTTGCGATTCCGATTTTTGGCAATTACGATTAACAGAAATCGGAATTAGACCGCCTCGGCTCTGGGCGTTTGCCCTTGGCGGTCGCTCTCTCAAGTTAACTGGTCAAGGTGGTTAATATGGATTTAGCAATATCGGCAGTCGTTATTCTCATCGACACAAAACAAGGTCAACGCTTCTTTTGCAGATTTGGTAAGTCTGGTTGCGTTCAAACAGCTTGGTCTCTCGCTGGTGCAGAGTTGTTTTTGAAGGACGACGAACGTATTGAGAAAACAACACAACGCCTCGAAAAGAAAAACAAAAATTTCAAGCTTCACCATGTCTTTATGAACCAAATGCCAGTAATGGAGCAATGATTATGAAAGCTCAAATCGTTCTCTCATCTGGTGCTCATCCTGTGTTTTTAAAGTCAGTTTTAAAAGGTGACATTGTCACCACATTTGACCAAAAACACGCACTGACACTGCCCGAATCGACCGCTAAAAAGCTGCTTCCAATGGTGCAGCGTCGTTGGCCAGTGGCTCAACTCTCCTACTCTTTGGGCGCGTAATCATGGACAGCGTGTATTTCGACAATGAGCCAGCACACGGGATTAATGCCTATTTCCCTTGGGGCCATCGCTACTTCAAGCATCAAGCGGAGTTTGAACAATTTCTTGCGGCTCACTATCCGGATGACGCTTACCAGCTCGTCGAAATCACCGATGAAAACTATCAATCGTTACTTTTAAAGGGGGTCTTTCATGCTATCTGACGAAATTCGCCCTGTGAAAATTGACCACTTGGCGTTTACGTTCCCGTACTCATCGTTGCGCCATTTGGACAAATCCAATGAGCAAGACTTTATCAACTTGCAGTTCCCTGAGTATCGCGAACCGTTGGCCTGTTCACCGGAAGCGATTGAAGCGGCAATGGCTCGTCATAAAGCGAAGGTGTCTAAGATCCTGTTTCATCGTTTGGAAGAGTTCTTGGAAAAAGTATTCGGTTTCATCATGTCGCCTATGCGTGGCCGTGGCTTACATGGCTATGAAGATTCCGCGCTAATCCTCGATAAAACACGCACTGTTGAGTGCGGCCTGATTGGGATTGGTGGCAATAACAATACCATTTTCATTCAGATTAACGGCACGGGTTGCACCAAGCTGTTTGACCACATCACGCACACCAAATTGCATTGGTGGTTATCAACGATTCTTGGCATTACGCGCCTAGTTCGCTTGGACTTGGCCGTGGACGATTACACCGGAATTTTCGACTGTAAGTATGCGCAAATGTGCTTTTATGAGGGGGCATTTCGCACCGCTCCAAAGGGTCGCGGCCCTTCAATGGTTCCTCATAAACGCATCACGCAAAGCGGTGAATTACTCGAAGAAGCCACCATCGTGGGCTCACGTTCTTCGCTGGTTTATTGGCGTGTCTACAACAAAAAGCTTGAGCAAAAAATCACTGACCCTGATGTAGTTTGGTATCGCAACGAAGTGGAATTGAAAAAGTGCGATATCGATATGCTCGCGGCGCCTGCTTCGGCCTTCTCTGGCCTGTGCGACTTTGCCGCCAGTATCGAACCTGCGGAGCCTGTGAAGTTTTCCAAGAATAAGAAAGCAGTCGGTCTTGAGTTCTTTGGCCGTATTGCTTGGACTCGTCGCCAATGCGGAAAGGCATTAGCGGAAATTGTCGCAATGACGGAGGGTGATTTGGGCGAGGCATTCGGCATGCTCATTCCCCCTAAATGGAGACGTACGCACTTCGACGAACTCGGAGTTCCGGACGCTTATACATCACTGAAATATCAAACTTTGGAGTCAAGGTAACATGGCAACTATCACCGGAATCGTTATTAAAGGTTTCCCCAAGTCGGGAACTCAAATCGCAGAACTGAGCGTTTTACGTCCTGTTGAAAACGTCAACGCGGAGAAGTTCAACCAACACGGCATCGGTTTTAATACCGAGATTCCCTACAACAAGCAGCCGCTTAAAGTCTCTTTGGACTACGCAAAACAACTGATTGAAACACGCGCGTTTCTTCCAAACCGTGACTATGAAATCAAGTTCGGCAGCAATCCCGATGACCCATTGGAAGTGTTGGTCACTCAAATTGTGCCGGTTGATGAGGATGTAAAGAAATACATGGCTCAGCAACTTGATACAAAAGGAAATAAATAACCATGTCTCTTTGCGTTGCTTTTGTTGATGGGGTTTTACAGCAATCACCGGAAGGCGTTTGTGAATATATCTTGCTCTCTCAAGACCAAGTGGCGCAATTAGTCAACGCTCAATTTGATTGGACGTTGCTCGAATTTGACCAAGGTTTGTATGAATTTATTGTCACTCAGTCTTTGGTCACTTTCATAGCCGGTCACGTATTAGGCCGCATCTTAAAATACTTTGGAAAACGTTAATTCTGTTCAGGAGAACACATTATGAAATTTGTGAATAAAGCAAAAAACATTCTTAACAACAAACTGTTGGTTGCTGGCGTGGCGTTAACTTCAGGCTCTGCCTTTGCCGATAACACTACTGCAATCACGGAAGCGGTTACGGCTGGTAAAGCTATGGTTGAACTAACCACCTCGGGCGTTATTGGTATTGCTGCTCTCGGTTTTGGCCTTGGCATGGTTGTCGCGTGGCTTCGTAAGTAATGATAACCACCATCGCCCTTGCATCATTTATGACACTCTCGTTTCTCTATGGTGTGTATACGGGGGTGATATCTGGATAAGGGGGCTACGGCTCCCTTTTTTTATAAGGCTTAACGCATGTCTATTTGTAGGAAAATAATCGCCATTTCTTTTCTTTTCTTTGGTGTTTCGTTCAACGCTTTTTCTTCTACGTCTTATGAAGTTCTTAGTTTAAATATTCTTTTTGGTGATTCTCAGCTTTGCAAGCACGCTCTTAGTGTTGGTTCTGTGTGGGCTCCTGGTGTTCCCGCTTGTTTAGGCTCTAATAATAGTAAATATATATATCGTCAGGGGTCTGAGTATGTAAATGGCTCGAATCTATATGCTAATTTCGCATACTATTCCACGGGCAATATCAAAACTCAAAAGATAGCTGATGTAAAAGTGTTTTATGGTTGCCCTGACGGGCAAGAACTAAACCCCGAAACAAACAAATGTGAAGAGCCGCCAGTTGATTGTAAAGAATTAGAAAATACTGATGCACCTCAACCACCAATGCTTCCACCTGAGAACGGTCAACCTATTACTTCCACTCGCCTGTATTGTGATACCGCAAACATGTGTGAGGCTGCGCGTATCTATTACAATGACCAAGATACTTTAACCCGTTCTTTTGTTTATACAGGTCATGAGTGTGTAGGTTCGGAGTCGGATTATGCGAATAATCCTTGGTATGGTTCGCACACTGACCCAGACACACCAGACCCCGACCAACCCTTGCCCGACCCTGAACACAAGCCTGACGACCCGACGGGCAATATTGAAGACCCTAGCGTGCTGCCTGATAGCTCTACAGGTCAAGTTCCAGTTGACCCCGACCCCGTCGAACCTGAGCCAGACGTTCCTACTCCTGACCCGACGCCCGATTCAAACGGTGATGTCGTTCAGGCTGTTACTAATCTAAATCGAGACGTTAATAAAACTATTACTTCGCTTAATGTCGATATTAATGCTGGTAACGCTCGTCTTGAGTCTGAGTTAAAAGGCGTTAACGCCAAAATTACCGATAACACGCAAGCGATTGTTGATTTGCATAAGGCTACAAAACAAGCCGCTGACAATGAAAAGGCGCTCTTGCTCGGATTGAACAAGGACGTCACCACCGCCGTTAACCAAGTTCGCAACGAAACCGCATCAGGGTTATTCGGCGTAAAGGATGCTGTAAATAAACTCGGTGATGATTTAGAAAACCTACTCTCCGGCAATGGTCGCGGCTTTAACACGCCTTCCGGCTCTGGTGATTGGGACGGTAACGGCAAAGATGGAACACTCATTGGGGATTCTATCGATGGGATTAAAGGTGAAATTGAAGTGCTTGAACAAGACCTTAAAAACCTTCTTAAAAAGTCTCCCATCAATATGGGGCAAATGAATTTCCAGCAAGGCAGTTATACGCCTGAGTCGTTTGTATTGAAGGGTCAACAGGTTTCGTTCAATCTCTTTGGTATATTAAATGCCGATAAGAACATGATTCAAAGCGTCATTATATTTCTCGCCTTTCTGACCGCTGCTTTCATCATTTTATCGTCTGGTCGAAGTCGTTAAGGGGGCTTAAATGGAATTTTTAATGGATGGATTGCAATATATTGCAAATATGTTTTCAACGGTTGGGGAGTTTATTTCTGGCATCCCTGATTTTATCATGGAAATTTTCGCTTATTGTTGGTTTTGGCTTATCAAACTTTATATCTCCTCACAAATATTCATGGTTGAGTTGGCCTATGAGGTTGCTCAATT